ACCAGTTGTACCGAAAATGCAACGTGGATCGGAGAATCCGAAACTATAACGTTCCCTAGCCTTAAAGCGCATATTGCCCGTGTCAAAATCTGCTTCCATTTGAGTGTTCAAAGGAGAACGCTCAAAGTGCAGGAATCCACGAGGTGTATCAGTCAAGATGAAGAATGCATCTGTATCTACAAGGAAGTCATTAACGGCATAGCCGCTAGGCAACATACCCATAGACCGGATAGCATTAATATCATTGTCTGCTGTTCCTACGCGGAGGTTAGACACCATCAGTCGCTCTGCAACAAACTGTAGCTGACGTGGGATAATTAACTTGGTTCCACGAAGGGCAATCCTAAGACCACGCTCATCGACAAAACCTGCGATAGAGATCAACGCATCTTCCAGAGAAGTTTCGTTAAGATCCGCATCAGTTGATGGACGGTTGGCAAAAGTGCCACCGTTAGTCAGCGGGTGTGCTGTAGAGCACAGTGATACACCGTCACCGCCAGCAGATGCTCCAGCAGTAAAGGCGTTGTTCAAAACGTCTGCTGCTTTTACCTGCTTAGTGTGTGCCATTGAACGAGCCAAAGCACGAGTGTAACGAGAGCCCAGACGATCATAAAGATTGTCCTCAATGGCTTCTTCTGTGATAGAGAAAGCCAAGGCCACTGTCTCGTGGTTATAACGTGCAGTGAATGCTTCGTTTGCATTATCAAAACTGATGGCAGAACCTTCAGATTTTGTTGGTGCAGCACCGAAGCCAGATAACATTACTTCTTCTTCAAACGCCCGGTCTGAAGACTCTGTAGTGTAAATCTCTGCGTGTTGGTTTTCGTACCTGCCATACTCCATGCCGAAAAGGGCATTGAGTCCTGGCTCCAGTTCTTTCGCTAGTTGTGCGCGAGAAATTGCCATTTCTTAATCCCCTTATACGCCAGTTGTACTTGGTGTGCCCTGAGCGATAGAACCGGTCGGAGCATTAAAGTGATTGTTGATACGAACAATCAGCGGAACACCAGCAGCACTAAAGTCATCGTTTTCTGGATCATCCAAGATGCCCATAATACGAAGCGCGTGTGAGTTGGTGGTTGCTACAGTATTCAGATCTGCCGTAGCAGATGAAATACCTGTTGTGTTAGATCCACTGTTTCCATTCGCAAACTGAATGTTTGAGAAGACAGCCGTGCGAAGCTCTGCTTCTGTATCATTGCCTGTCTGCACATTCGATGTTGCAATCGTAAACATTTGTGCTGGATTGTCGTATAGGAAGGCTTTCACAGGGAAGTTTGAATCTGCTCCCGCTGCTGAAGAACCCGGCCAAAAATTGGAGAAGACCGTTTTTCCATCTGAAGACCGAACATACTCGCATCCGTTGAAAACACCAACAATAGATACTGTACCACCTGCTGCTGCTTGGAGATCGTCAATCACTCCTGCTGCAATCGGTATGACAGCCATCCCTTGATAAAGGGCGTTAGCGTTATCTGAGGCAATGCGGTACTCCGTTGTACCAGTGGAAGCCGGTGCTGACCCCAGCATACCATACGGCCTTAAACCGAAGGCTCCGTTTGTATTTGCCATTTTCAGTTACCTTTTAAGTTGTCTTAATCGGTATCAGAATTTCTTCCTCCACCGAAACTTACCCTGCTCTGCCTTTCATTATGAATCGGCATCGAAGGGTGCTGCTCTTTCATTAGGTCCTGGTCAACAGCCGTCATCTGGTCGCGGGTTCGGCCCCCGAAATACTCGTTTCTTTCTTTTGCTGTCTCCGCTGGAAGTCTACAAAGCATTAAGCCACCCTGACCTATGACTCCAGCGTGTTTGCCCTCATCAATAACTGGGTACTGATATCCTGGATACTCCTCGGCTCTGACCGGCTCCCATCCCTCTCGAAAACGAGAGTGAACATTCATGGAGTCGTCTTCACCTCTAACAGAGGTTCTAATCCAACGATGAACATACCCATCAGGGGCTGGTGGTGCTTCCAACCTACTCGGTGGTGCCCACGGTTTTCTGCGTTCTTCAGAAGAACGATCTTGTTCTGCGCGATTTGTGCGTTTTTGTCTAGTCTCTGCCATCTTCCTACTCCTTATCTCTGAACGTACTTAGCGTATTCTTCCAACGGAACATTTAGCCTTTTCGCCATTTGGACCTCGGATGGAGTCAGCTTGACTGTTCTGCGCCCTGTTGACTGTTTGCGGGACGCTGAAGTATCAGCAGGTGCGACCTTGGTACTTCTCCCGGTATTGTTAAACTTGTGAGGAAACTCTTCCTGCAGCCGTTTATCGATCTCATCATAGTACTCGTCAGAACTCGGGTCAAACCCTTCATCCTCAACTAATTTTCTATGAAGGCCAAAAGCAGCATATGTCATCACCTCATCTTGACCAAACCACTCGTTTTTGTTTGCCCAAGCTTTTGCTTTTGGATCTGGCTCTGGGTCTGGGGCTCGCGAGGTTTGCTGACTATCTTGAACCTGAGTTTGCTGACTATCTTGAACCTGAGTTTGCTGACTATCTTGCCTATTTTTAGCAAGACGGTATCTTTCTTCTTCGATTGAGATTTTGTTAAGTGCTTGCTGCGCCTCAAACATTTTGTCAGTGTCATTACTTTCGTGAGCTTTTCTATAAGCCTCTCTTGCTAGTTCTAGCTGGTTTTCAACTCTTTGCCCATACTCACTCAAATGTGCTTGTTGAGAAGATGACATTTGTTGTTTAAGTGCTTCATTTTCTTCGAGAAGCTTCTTACTCATACGAACGGCTTCTTCACGATCTCGTTCTTCACGTCTGTATTTTTCAGTAAGCTTTTTAATTCTTTTTTGCACTTTGTCTGAATAACTACTCAGTTCTTCTTCTTCTTCAGACTGTCCTGAAGAAGCCTGTGCAGGTTCTTCTTGTTGAGGGATATTCTCTTCTACTTCAATTTCAACCTCTTCAGAGTGTGAGGTATCTTCTACATCTTGTTTAATTTCTTCATCAGACATTGTTCACATCCTCTGGGTCGCTAATTACTGCAATAACTTCGTCATCGTTGATGATACGAAGCTCCTTTTCTTCTTTGTCCCTAAAACGAGCACCCGCATATCGGCCTATGCAAACCCAATCACCTTCGTTGCACCAAGCCTGATTACCAAATTTACTTGAGTCTTTGTAAGCTAATGGTCCCACTTTAATTACTTTTGCAACAACGGTTCCAACTGCTTCTTTTTTGCGGACGTCTTCAGGCAAAACAATGCCGCCTTGCGTTGTTTTTTTACCTTCATAAGGACGAACAAGAACCCGCCAACCGGTCGGCGCGGGAAAGGGGATTTCACTCATCTCTGTCATACCTTTTCAGCAGGGTCTTAATTTCTTCCCTAACAAAACAGATACCCTGAATCTCTCCTGTTAGGCCGCGATAGTCTTCCATACTTTGAACACTACCGTTTGCCAAATAAACTTTTAAATCTTCTTCCCGATCATCAAGCACGTTATACAATGACTTAACGAAATCTACAAAATCCATAGCTAATCCTCTATACCATCTGAATACAAATTATCAAACGTTATGTTTGGATCAGTGTAACTAGAGTGACCCTCTGCTGAGTGCGTGTACTGACTTGGTTTAAAATCAGGGGCACCTTCGCCTGTGTCCCAAAGTGCAGGTGATGTTGCCCTGACTCTGTTGTTTGGCAAAGCAATGATGTTGCCCTCCCAAGGACCCTCAGTTAGATATAAAACATGACTTTGTTTGTGCTGATCTGGCGCATCAGCAATCTCATACTCAGTGTAATCCACTGTAAACATATACCGTGCTTCATAGAACTCGTGGTTAACCTTGGCAATCCAAGGACTTGAACTGACTCGATCTAAGACAATGACCTCGTGGTGTCTGGACTCACAATCCCACGGCTGACAGATATAGTCCTCCATGCGTTCAGGCCATTCGTCGCTTTCTGTTTCTACATCAGCAACCAGTGCCTGTATGGGCATTCGTGCCCACATCGCACCACCATGACGATTCTCATCACTATCTTCTAAGTGTCTTTCCTGGCCGGTAAAAACAACTTGGAAACTCAGCGATCTGTCCGGGATCGTATTGACTGCAATGGCTAGAGCATGGA